TTGAGGATGTTAATACTGGAGGCAGTAACATTGCTATTGGAAATGCTTCTGGTATATCATTAACAGGCGGTGATGATAATGTGGCAATTGGAACAAACTGTTTATATAATTCTACCAGCGTAAATAAAGCTATAATTATCGGAAAAAATGCTGGTAATGGGGTTTTGACAACTGATGCAGATGGAGTAATAGGCATTGGTTTTGAATCTTTATCAGCATTGACATCTGGAGCTAAAAACGTAGCATTAGGGTATCAATCAATGGCTTCTGCTACAGAAGGAGATAACAATATAGCTATTGGTTATCAAGCTTTAGATGCAGTAGCTGTTGGTGAAAGTGACAATATTGCTATTGGTTATGGAGCGATGGGTTCGATGGATGAGGGTACTGCTGGTGGAGATATAGACTACAATATAGCGATTGGAACAAACGCTTTAATAGGTGGTGATTTAGGCGGTAATAATAGACAAGTACAAAAGAATATAGCGATTGGACATAACGCTTTGGATGCAACATCTAATGGAGAAATAATAGGAGCAGTTGCTATAGGTCATAACGCTTTAAGTGCGTCTCAAGCTGTAATCGGTACTGCATTAGGTTACTTAGCCCTTGAAGATATGACGTCAGGAGTTGGTAATACGGCTTTGGGATATAGAGCCTGTGAGCAAATGACCACAGGGGATAATAACGTTGCTGTTGGTCATCAAGCTATGAATACTCATAAAGGTTCTTACAACGTTGCGATTGGTTATCAAGCGATGGACGATACAGACGCTGGTGGTAATGCTGAAACAGGGCAACATAATGTATTCATTGGAACACACGCAGGTGGTGGAACTTGGGGAAATACAGGAACATCAAATTATAATATAGGTATTGGAAGCAATACGTTAGATGATGCTCTTGACGATGCAGATGGTAATTTAGCTATTGGACACCAAGCGGCAACTTCTGTTACAAGTGGTATCCATAATTTATGTCTTGGTTATCAGTCAGGCGGGTCAAATCTTACTGCAAACACAGGGAATGTTTTTATAGGAACAGGTGCAGGAAGTTCTGGAACTAGTATAAATGATTCTATTGTATTAAAAGCTGGTACGGATGGATTAAACGATGGTGGCGCTGAAACTATTAGAATTGGAGTTGATTCAGATTTTGTAACTTTAGATTTTGGTGGAGGTGGAGAAACATGGTCGCATACTTCAGATGAAAGAATTAAAAAAGAAATTAATGATACCAATATAGGATTGGATTTTATAAATGATTTAAGACCAGTTACTTTTAAAAGAAAAGCACCGAGTGAATATCCAAAATCATTTGATACTTATAACGAAACAAAAACAGAAAGAAACAATCCAGATAAAATTAATTATGGCTTTATTGCACAAGAAGTAAAAGAATCTATGGATAAAGTTAATCATTCGAATTTTACTGCTTGGATTGAAAGAGAAGATGGTTGCCAAGAACTTGGAGAAACAATGTTAATTGTACCATTAGTAAAAGCAATACAAGAGTTAACTGCAAAAGTAGAAGATTTAGAATCAAAACTTAAATAACACAAGGAGTCAATAATGGCAAAAAAAGAAAAAGAAAAGCCAGTTATTAATCTTGATGGTAAAGAGTATATCATTGAGGATTTAACTGACGAACAGAAAATAATGGTACATCATATAAAAGACATACAAAACAAACAAGCATCTAATGGTTTTATTGCAGATCAATTAAAAGTTGGTCACGATGGATTTGTTAATATGTTAAAACAATCATTAGAATCTGAAGAGGTTAAAGAAGACTAATGCTTATAAGGAAAAGTTCAAAGGGTCATGATTTAAAGTTGTATAGAAATACGACTCCTAATTCTACTCGTACAAAGAAATATTCAGATGGTACAACAGAGACCCTTACTTATCCTGCTAGTAAAAAATATTTTCTTGTATTTAATGGTGAAATTATACAACGTAGCGATAATTGGAATACGATTGAACAAGCATATGTTGATAAATGTGAAGATGAACATGGCGGAGGAAAAGGAAGAATGATAGTTGGAAAACATAAATTAGTTAATTCAGTAATAACAGAATTATGAATAAAAAAATTAAAAAATATAAAAATGGAGATTTTAAAGTTGTTAGTACGAGTTATGGGATTCCTATTAATTATATTAGGGATAACGAATTGCAATCAAGGTTGGATAGTGGGAAACATTCCTTTAGCACCACAAGATACACTTACAAATACAGTTTTTACAGAGATAATGGATGTTGATTCAACTATTCATTGGTTTCATGGTCGTATCAGCGATGATAGTAATTGGTGTTATAAGCATCAACGAATGGAACAAATTGAGGTAAAGTGAGTGGAAAACCAAATACCGCCAGAAGTTATCGTACTGCTATTCTTGATGACAACGCCATTGTTTCTATTAACCTTAAATGGCTTGGTCAAATTGCAGTTCTTATTGGAATGTTGGTATATGGTTATTGGCAAATTGAAACACGAATACGAAAATTGGAAGACAAAATGGTTGATGCAAATCAACAAATTGGAAACTTGCTTGAAAAACATATCGTGGAAGAAAAAATTGAAAGAGAAGAATTAGCAGAAAAAGTAGCTTTTTATGAAAAAGAATTTAATATTAATCCTTTAAGTTGGGGTAAAAGAAAAAAGAAATAATGGATTTTTTAGCAGTCTATGGCGAAGCGGGAATGATTGGAGTTGTTGGTGCAATGTTTGTATATTTAGTAGTGCAAATGTCGAATAAGGCGGCTAAGCAACAAGAAACACTTGAAAATTTAAAAGTAGAAAATAAAGGACAAAGTGAAACTTTAGAAAATATGGAAGGTATGATTATAAAATTAATTGGTAGATGGAATCAATCTGATGACAAATTAGATAGAAAATTTGATGCTTTAACTAAAGAAGTAAATGATTTAGATAATCAAATATCAGAAGTAAAAGGTTCTTTGAGTAGAATAAACGGAAGACATTAATGCATAGTTTAGCAGACATATACAATAATCAATATAAACAAGAAAAAACTTTAATTGTCGAAGTTCCTCAAATAGACTCATTATTAAAGCATTTAGATTTACTATATTCTATGGTATTAAAAAAACAAATAGAACAAGAAAAAATGCAAAGTACAATATCATTTTTTAATTCAGGCCAAGGATCTAAATCACAAGCGGATAGTGTAAATTAATGGATAGTTTAAAAGTTACAGGATTAAGCACAAGTTTGGGATTTGTATATTGGACAGATTTATTATCTGGTATTCTTATGTGCGTTATGTTTGCAATACAAATTTACTATTTATACTTAAAAACAAAAAAAATAAAGGAGAGTTAGTATGTTAGCTAAACTTATAGCAGATGACTTATTGTCAGATGAAAATGGAGCAGAAATTATTGCAGAAATTAATAAAGCTGTAGATATACCTATTATTTCAGAAAAGACAGAACAAAAGATACTTGAAGCACTTTGGAAAGTTATTAAAAGTGTATTGTTAAAAAAGATTGGTGTGTAATGCCACCAGTTAAAAAACAAACAAAAAAATCTAATAATACAGATAAGCATATAGAGTTTATATATAAAGAATTAGAAGACTTAAGAAGTAAATTAGAAAAAATATCAGTGAGGATGGGATTGTAAAATGGCTCGAAAGCAAGGAAAAATGCCAGCAAAAAATAAACGGAATTTTCGTTCTACAAAATCTGGAGCGGGAATGACTAGAGCTGGTGTAGCTGCTTATAGGAGAATGAACCCAGGTTCTAAACTTAAAACTGCAGTAACTGGTAAAGTAAAACCAGGTAGCAAATCTGCTAAAAGAAGAAAGTCTTATTGTAGTAGATCTGCAGGTCAAATGAGGATGCATGGAATTAATTGTTCAAAAACACCTGACAAAAGAATTTGTGCAGCTAGAAGAAGATGGAGATGTTAAATGTCTAAAAAAGATGCTTGTTACCACAAAGTAAAAGCAAGATATAAAGTATGGCCCTCAGCTTATGCTTCTGGAGCATTAGTCAAATGCCGTAAAGTAGGAGCTGCTAATTGGGGCAACTCAAGTAAGAAAAAGAAGTAATGGCTAAAGAAGGTTTAAAAAAATGGTTTTCAAGAAATCAAGGAAAAGGATGGGTAGATTGCAAAACAGGAAAACCTTGTGGTAGGCGAAAAGGTGAGAAACGAAAAGGATACCCTGCTTGTAGACCAACTATGGCTCAATGCACTTCTGCTATGAAAAAGAAAACAAGTAGTAAAAGGATAAGTTGGAAATAATGGCTGATGTATTTGGATTATCAGATGTATCATCTCCAGACACAGGAAGAGGTGGTTCAACAAATTTTAAAACTGGTGGTATTAGAAGGAAACATAATATGAAAGGTAAAATGAAATGTAAAGTAGGTCAAGTCTACGACATGAAACTTAAAAAATGTGTAACAAAAAAAGCAGACCTGAATAAAGATGGCAAGTTATCTAGTTATGAAAGCAAAAGGTCATCTGCAATTCAAAAATCAATGAAAGGAAAATAACAATGAAAAAAAGAGCTAAATGCAAAACTGGAGAAGTTTACGATCAAAAGTTAAAAAAATGCAAACCAGTTAGAAATAGACAAAAAGACGCTAGATTAAAAGCTGAAACAAAACAAAAAAATAGAAAAGTTATGAAAAAAATGAAAGATGTTGGGCCAGGAGTTGGTGACGATTCAGTAAGATTTGATAATTTTTAAATAAATAAAAAAGGAAAATAAAATGCCAAGTAAAGCAATGTGTAAAACAATGGTTGGGCCAGGGAAAAAATACAAAAGCATGGCTGATTGTATGAGTTATGGTGGAAAGAAAATGGGTAAAACTCAAAAAGCTGGAACATCTGCTAAAGCAGAAAAAGACATGGTTGGAACAGCAATGGCTAAGTCTAAAAATGCTAGAATGAAAAATCGTATTAAAAAAAATATGAGTAGTGGTTATTAATGGGTAAAAAAATAAATGTAGATTTATTTAGCAATGATATTGGATTTGGCGACACTGTTAGTCGTGCAATAAAAACTGTTACTCGTGGAAAAATAAAGGAGTGTGGAGGATGCAAGAAAAGACGAGATATGTTGAACCAGATGATTCCTTACAGGAACTCAACGAATCGAGGATAAGGAATGGCGGTGCTATATCTGGTTCTGAAGGAGGTCTTAGATTAGATATTTTTAGCCATGATGAAAATTCTGAAGTAGACTTTACAGAAGATACTTGTTCGTTATGTGAATTACCAGAGCATGCTCAAAATCTTATCATAGAAGATATAGAATACGAGCAAAATGCCTAAACAAACACATAAAATAGAATCATTTCATGGAGGTCTAAATACTAATGCTGATCCTAGAGATATAAAAGAAAACGAAGCTTCTTCATTACAAGATATTAACATTACGAATCTTGGAAGAATTAGAACATTAGGTCAATTTGATAGAGACCAAAGTGTTAGCCATACATTAAATATATTACCTAATCGTGGTTTGTTTACTATGGCTTCTGATAAGAAGTTAGATGGAACAAACGCAAATGAAACTTTCGTAATTGCATATGATGATACAGATAGTGCAATAGACATAAGAGATAGTGGCGGTTGGAACGCTAATCAAATAACTACTTTTGATAGCGATTTACCAGTTTTTTATGTTGGGGATGGTAATTTAAGAGTAGGTGATGGTGAATTTGATGATTCAATTAAAAATAAATGGTTTGGATATATTAATGAAAATAAATTTAGTGGTTTAAATGCTAGTTTAGAAAGATTTGAAAAAATAACCGTTGTTTGTGTAGCTGATAGTTCAGATAGTTTAGATGGAAAATATTTTGATATATATGGAGCTGATAATCATAAGACTCAAGTATGGATAGATGTAGATAATAGTGGAACTTCTCAACCTACTGGCAGTGGAAGTTATATTCACAATATAGAAGTAACTGGCATTACTACAAATGATAGCGCAAATACAGTCGCAACTCAAGTAGCTGGAGCTATTAATGCTAATTCAGAATTTAGCGCAAGCGCTGACACAAACACAGTAACTATAACTTTAATTGATAGCGGTGAAAAAACTGATGCCCATGCTGGTAATTCTGGATTTACAGTTTCTGTAGTTACAACTGGAAACCCGACTGGGTGGACTCAGGCAAACCAAGCAATCCAATCCCCAACTGTTGGTAATTGTTTAATATCTACTCCTTTTGCTGGTTCTGATAGCAATGGTGTAAATTCAAGTGCATCTGAATATATTGGTAACGTAGCAGATGCAAGTGGAGAAGATGTAGCTGATGTGTCTAGCGTTAATTTAAGAGTTGGTTTACAATTTAATAAATTATTTGCAAATACAGCTTCTGCCCTCGGTGTTATAGGAGGAACATTAAGCGATGATCCTACTTATTATCCATTAATAGGAGATAATAATGTAAAAATAACTTCTAATGCTAGTAGAGTAAATTCAGTAGTACAAGATGATGGAAGATCTTATGTAATAGATGAGCAAAATAGTTGGGTAATTGGAGTGTATATTACTGCAGCTGAATATGCAGATTTAGTAAATATTCAAGTAAAACATTATACTGCTAGTTCTGCTACTAATGTTCAATATGTTTTTTCAAAAGAAGAAATTGTTGCAGATTGTTGGAATATATTAGTTTGTTCTTCTACAAATATAGCAACATCTGATTATACATTAGGAGATACTATAGTTAATTGGTATGTAGATGTTACTGATTCTGATGCTAGTTCAGCTTCTCCTACGTTTTGGGTAAGTGGCCCAGTAATGATTAATCCAGTTACTGTGCAAGGATTTCAACCTGGAGTTTATACTTTTTATCATACATATTTATATGACGAAGAAAAACAAGAATCTCTTCCTTTTCAATTTACAGATACTGGTTCTGGTAATGTTAATAAATTAAATATATTAGGTGATGCTATATTATTAAATTTTGATTCTTATATTAATCCATATAACAGTGCAGGTTCTCCAGTTTACACTTTAAGTAAAAGAATAACTGGATCAAGATTATATTATAAATTAGAACAAAATGATAACTTTTATCTTATAGGTGAATTAGATTTTATTGATAATGGTTTTAAATGGTTCCCAGAGGGAGATTTATTATCGTACACAATGGTTAATGTAACTGGAGATGGGACTCCAACTGGAGAAACTTTTTATAAAAATTGTGTAATAGTAAAAGCAATTACTCCAGAATCTGCTAATACTATAGATACATTTAAAAGCATAAATGGATATGGGGGAAATGTTTCTTCAATAGATGCTAAATTTAAAACTGCAGTTGTTCATGGAAGAAGAACATATGTAGGCAATATTAGACAACCTAGTGGGTCAGGTGGTAAAAATTTTCCAGATAGAATATTGAAAAGCCAAGTAAATAAATTTGATGTATTCCCAGATAAAATGGGGAGTATAGATGTTACTATAAATGATGGTGAAAGTATAGTAAAACTAGAAGCATACGCTGATAGGATATTGCAATTTAAAGAAAAAACTATGTATATAATTAATGTATCTGAAAACGTAGATTTTTTAGAGGAGACTTTAGAAAATAAAGGATGTGCATTTGATTATCATGTTACTAAAACGGATTATGGAATAGCTTGGTTTAATTTGTTTGGTGTATATTTTTTTAATGGTAAGAATGTTTTAAATTTATTAGAAAAAGATGGTCAAAGATTATTAAGTGAATCTGATTGGGAATCTTTTATTACAGATGGAGTAGATGGAAGTTCTGATGATTTAGATATGGGATCTGCTCATATAGCTTATATTCCTAAAAGAAGACAATTGTTAATAAAAAATGAAAATACAGATGTATATATATATGATTTTGTTTTAAGAGCTTGGATGACTGGTAAAGAACAAGCACCTGGTTTGCCAGATGATACTGAAGTAACAAACTTTGCTTTAAATGGAAATCAAGAATTGTTTTATTTATCAAAAGATGATGCAGATGTGTACACATGGGATCCTTCTCCTACTTCTGCAAGTAATTTTACTTACATTACAAAAGATATTGATTTTGGACATCCATCTGTAAGAAAAAAAATATATAAAGTTTATATATCTTATTGTTCTGGAAGCGGAGGAGTTCCTTTATTAAAATATGGAGTGAATGGAGATACAACTCCAGATACAGCAGTTGCTAGTGGAAGTTTTTCTGCAAGTCAATCTAAATGGACTCAAGCTGAATTTAAATTTGGGACAGATGCTAATAATTGTTTTTCATTCAGATTAAAACTTTTAGGATCTCCAGCTGGTGCATCTTTTGAAATAAACGATATTACTATTGTATATAGATTGAAGAATGTTAGATAATGGCATTAACTAGAGAAGAAAGAAAACTATTACATCAAAAATCCAAACAACCTACTTTTGGTTCTGGTAGACCTGATATAAAAGAAGGAGTAAATAGCGATATATCTTTTAGGGATGTCGAAGGATCTGGAACTGTACAATACGTTAAACAAAATAACGAATGGGTTGCGATTTCTTCTACAGGAGAAATGCCACAAAATAGAACACCTGGTGGAGCAAGTAGACATTCTTTTAGTATGGGTTCTGGTTTTCATGCTTCTTTAAGTGGATTAACTAGTGATGACCATACTCAATATTTATTAGTAGCTGGAACAAGAGCAATGTCTGGAGACTTGCAATTAGAGGGAGGAGATGGAGCTTTAATGTTTACTGTCGCAGGTAAAAACTCAATAGAGATTCCAGATAATCAATCAAATGCTTTAGTTATAGAAGAAGCTGATAATGCTTATTTAACATTTGTTACAACTGATAGTTCAGAAAAAATGCAATTTCATAAAGAATTAGATATAGATGCAGTTTCTGATTTTGGTTCTAATGCGATGACAAATGTTAATATAGATTCAGGTTCGATAGATAATACGACTATAGGTTCTAGTTCTCATAGCACTATAAAAGGAACTACAATAGATGCAACTACTGATTTTACAATAGGTGGAACAGTTATTACTGATGCTCAAATAGCTGATGATGGTGATTTTACAATAGATGCAGTAGGTGATATTGTATTATCAGCTGATGGCGATCAAATTAATATGGATGATGGGACTACTACTAGATTTGCTTTTAATGTTGATAGCACTCCAGAATTAGACGTTACAGGTACATTTATATTAGATGGTAGTTCGGATATAACTATTGATTCTGTTGGTAGTACATTTATAAAAACAGATGGTAATTTAGTTTTTCATGCTGGAACAACTGGTTTTATAAAACTACATAATTATGATGTTACATTATTTCAAGATTACGGCATAATGAATAAAAAAGATTTAAATCATTTTACAACTGGGAAAGGCGATTTAGAACAAAATTATTCTATATTAGCAGTCTCCATAGAGTCTTCATCTTTTAATACTTCTTACGGAGCTTAATAATGGCTAAAATGGAACCAATAGAAGTTGTTAAATATATTAAATTTCCAGACAGAAGATTAGTATCTGGGTTTTTAACTGTAAACGTTGTCAGTCATGAAGACAATGATAGTTTAGATGATGCTAATCAAGAATATTATGATGGATGGGGAGGTAGTGAAAATTTTGAAGAATCATATCCTTTTAATGACGATCAACCTGATAATCCTGGTCGGGTTAATTACAAACATTCTTTTGGAGATTACGATTGTTTATTATTTTGGATTGCTGGTGGAATGACACTACATAATATTACTTTTTCTGGTTCAAGAATGACTCAATCACAATTACATTCTGCTGGTTTTTTAAATGCTGCAACTGGTTCAACTAGTTGGACAGATGGAGCTGGTAGTCCTTCAGCTACTTTTGATTCAAATGAACATTGGTTTTTATCTTCTAATGTTCTTCATCCATGTCAGCATTTTTTAAAATCTCATTTAATATCTAGAATTAATAATGGATATGGCCATACAAATACTAATTATTATAAAATACCCGGTATTAAAACAGATCAATATGAATATAATACTAATGTAGTTGCAGATTTAAATAATAATATAACTTCAACTGCTACTAATTCTACACCGAATAATAGAGAAGGTAATAATCATAGATTTATTGTAAGTAATGGAAGATTTTCAAATGATTCTGATGGTCATTTTATAAATGATTTAAGCGTAACTTCTAATAATACTTATTTCCCCATGGTTGAAGGAGTAGATGTTTATGGTAAACATAATTTTACATTACCTTCTCATAATGATGGAGGCGGTAATTTAGTATATACTAGTGGTAATTCAACTGTTGGTAATTTTGCTCATGAATCTAATTTTTGGAGTATGATTATTAAAATTAAATTAAGGGGATATAGTCCTTCTGCGACTTCTGGAGATGCAACTCATGAATTTTTTAAAACAAGAACAAATGTTGCGTTTCATCCTTTTGGAGAAACTGGAAGTTTCAGTATAGGTAATTCTCTTCATACATCATAATATTGTTGGATAAAAAACATATGTTAATTAAATTAAATAGTAAAAGTATATAATCAATATGGCAACAGCTTCTAAAATAAAATCCGCTATTAGAACAAGAGGAGCATCTCAAAGAAAATTAGCAGGTGATTTATCAGCAGTTTCTTCTACATTATTAGAAGCTGAAGTGGATAGTTCATTAAATGCTTTAAAGCAACAACAATCAGATCAATTTTTTTCAACTTTATCTTCAGGTCTAGAAGCAGCTAGTAGTTTTGGAGAAAGATTAAAACAGAGAAGAGATTTAAAAGAAAATGTAGAAGCTTTTAAAACTTCTCTTCCAGATGAGGCAAAAGAAAAATTTAGAATAGAAAAAGCACCTTCTTTAATGGATGTTTTTAAAAAGAAAACAGGAATATCTGAATATTTAAGTAGTAAAGTAAATATGGAACAAGATCAATACTTCTTAGGAGAAAGAAAATTAGGAAGTCGATATGATGTAGCTGCTAGAGGTAAATCAATTTTATCAGAAAAAGCAGTGGAAGATTTATTAGAATTAACAGACGATCCGTCAATGATGGATATGACAACTCCATCACTTAATATGGAAATGCCTAAAATGAATTTTGATTTTAAAAGTATATATGGACAACCTAGTGCAATACCTTTACGAAATTATGATCCTGATCCAATGTATCAATTTGTAACAGACGATGATCAACAAATAGTTGATACAGAAAGGGGAAATACTTAAATGTTAATGGAAGCTATAGGATTAGCATTAGCTGGAGTTCAAGAGATTGCAAAAACAAGTAATATAAAAAAAGAAGGAAGATTGCAAAGTGATTTTTTTGGAGAAGGAATACAAGGGCTTGATGAAGCTTCATCTACATTGCAAGAATCTTTAGGAGCTAGTTTGTCTTTACCAGCTTTAGAAGCTAAAAGAATAGCAGAAAGATCTTCTGACGTTGCTACTTTTAATTTAGAAAATGTTAGAAAAAAACAAGAAAATATAACTGCATCTACTGGATTTGCTAGCATAGGAATGGATGATGAAATGATAAAAAGAACTAGAAAAGCAGCTCAAGATAAATTAGAAGATATAGATATTGGTCTTTCTAAAACAATGTCAGATACTTTATCTAATTTTGAACAACAAAGACTTGAATTTGATTTGCAAAGAAAACAATTAGAAGGTCAAAAAAGATTAGCAGATCAACAAGCAGATACTAAATACTTTGGATTGTTTTAATTATGTCTCAAACATTACAAGCTCTTAATTCTATAATAAAATATAAAACAGAAAGACAACGTCAAAAAATTGATGAATCTTTAGCTATGTTGGATATGGGTAGAAAATTAAAACAACAACAAATAGATGCTAATTATCAAAAAGAAATGATGGATTTTAGAAGAAATCAAGAACGTAGAGATAAAGATAAGGAACAAAGAGATATATCGGCATCTCAATTAGCAATGGATTTATCTAAAATAGAACAAGAAAAACAACAAATAGAATTAAATGCAATGAAAATAGCATCTGATAATGCTTCTATTCAAAAAGAAAAAGAACAACAAGATAAATTAAAAATAATCCAACTTGAAAAAGCTAAAATGCAATTAGAATCTTTAAAAGAACAAGAACGTGAAAATATTAGAGAAGGAATGATAGCTAATTCTGAAAATAAATTTAATTTAAAATCTGAATCATTGTTTAATCAATTACAAATGGAGCGTATAATACCTAGTGTAGTTTTTTCAAAAGCATCGGATTCAGCTATAACAAAAGATTTTGATTTAAGTGAATTAAGAACAAAAATATATAATGCAGTTGACGGAGACCAAAAAAAATATTTAGAAACTTTAATAGGAAAAGATACTGCATATGGAGACGGTCTTTTAACTGGAATAATGTCTTTAGAATTGCAAAAAAGCAAATCTGGAATTCCTAATAATAAATATTTAGTTGATGTTTTAAATAACCTTGCAGGCAGTATTGTAAATAATAAAAATTTTATAGAACAAGCTGGAAAAAACAATATTAGTTTTCAAAAAGCAAAAGATATTTTCTTTAGTTTGCAACAATTAAAAAGTGAAAAAAAGACAGAAGATCAAGAATTTCAAACAGCAAGTTTTCAAGAATTAATAGATAAAACTGTAAATATTAGAATTAATAAAAAATTAGATAATATTCTTATGAGACAAGCAAGAGAACAAAATATGGATTATAATAATCAAGATATTATCTTTACTGATGATGAAAAACAAGATTTGATAGATGCAGGTTTTTCTGAAAGCGATATAGAATAATATGCCTAGCCCAGAAGCTATAGCTTACATATTAGAACGTAGGAAAAATAAAAAACAAAATACTATTGGAGTTTCTTATATAAATCAATACGATATTGATAATAAAGAAGACGAAGTTGTTGATATATTTTCTAATTCTTTATTGCAACAAGAAATAAACAGAGGACCTCAAGAACCTAATAATTTAAATATATTGCAATCAATTGGGCAATCTCTTTATAAATCTGGTGCTGCTTTTGGTTATGAACTTACGGAATCAGCTGCTTTTGGAGCTCCTGGTTTAGTAGAAGCTGGATTATACGATGCTGGTATCCAAACAACTGTAAGAGAATTTCAAGAAGATGATCCTTTTGCTAAAGTAGCTGGAGGAGTTGGAAGTGGAATTGGTTATCTTATTGGACTCCCAGTTAAAGCTCCATTAAGATTTGGAGCAAAATTTATTTCTCCTTCTATAATAAGAGGGTTTGGAAAAAGATCTGTTAAATCTTCTCAAGAAATTTCTTCCAAAATAGGAAAAGAAGCAGGTTTAGATAAAAAAATTATTAATGATTTTTCTAATAAATTTGCAACTGAAACTTCTCAATTTGCATCTAAAAATTTAAAAGCAGATAAATTATTTAGAGAATCATTTGAAAAAAATATAAATACATATATTGCTAGAGAGATGAAATTTGGAAGGATGACATCTGATCAAGCTAAAATCATTAGGAAAATGAAAGATGCAGCTATTAAAAAAGGCGTTCCTATACAAAATTTACAACAATTAGCAAAAGTTAAATATGGTGATACTTTTACAGCAAGGGTATTACCAGAATTATTAAATGATGCTACTGTATTTGCAATTTCTGATTTCTTGATGGAATCATCTATACAAACTCAAAGAATATTAAGAGACGAACAAAAAGAATATGATTGGGGTCAAGCTTTAAAAGCATCTGCTTATGGATTTTTAGCTGGTACTGCAATTAATGTTACGACAGCAGCTCTCCCATCTTTAGGTTATAGTAGATTTTCAAAAATGAGTGAATCTAGAAAAGATTTTGCTGATGGAGTTAAAGCTTATTTAGGAGCTAATACATACAAAAATAAAAGTTTAAGATACCTTTCAAAACAATTAGCTCAAATGGCTGATGTTAATAAAATGAATGGAAGATCAACAAGATTAGAATTTGGAGATAATTACATTGATTTTAATAAATTTAATTTAGTTAATAGAGATTTAGCTCATAAAAATATTGAAAGAGAATTAACAAGAGAATTTGGTGATGATGCTAAAGATAAAGCTATTAAATGGTTAATGTCTGAAAAAAGAAAATATGCAAAAGATTTAAGAAAAGAAGCTATAGAAGAAGGATGGCAAAATTATAAAAATATATGGTTAAAAATGGCAGTTGGTGGTCTTTCAATGGGTGGAGTATCAGCTGTTCAGGCTCATGTTGAAGGACAGGAACTTCAAGTAGAAGATTTTATATCTAGTTTTATAATAGGTTCTTTTACACAAAGAAGAGGTAATGTAGGCAAGATAGATATTGGGCCTAGGATTAAAAAAATAAGAGAATCTTTAGAAGCTTTAGGTGTTGATGTTCAAAATACTTCTTCTTTTTCTCCTACTTTTGCTAGGGGGAATGAGACATTTGGAGTTGGAATATCTAGAGATAATCCAGAATTAACTACATATTTAAAAGAACAAAGAATAATAAGCGATACTGATGAATCTATTACTAATGATAAACTTTTACCAGACGATGTACCATTTTTAGATTATGAATCTATTCCCGGTAATGCAATTGATCCTACAAATGGAAAATTTGAAATGATTCATGGTATATTAAAAGAAGATTTTAAGTATGTAAAAACTTTAGATCAATTAACTCTAAAGCAAGCTAATGAAATAGAAAATATTTTTAATAAACAAGGTTTAAAAACTACTGAAGACTTTAGAAAAGCAATTGATGAAAGAGTTGATAAAGCTACAAAAGGAATAGAGCAATCTATTGTATCAGTATTAGAAGATTTAAATAGAGCTGGATTAGACGATCTAAATATTGTATCAACAAAAAGAGGTATTACTATACCTAAAGATTTTAAAACAACTCCACAATTATTAAAAAATGCTAGAAATGGAGATTATAAAGAATGGCTTGGTAAAGAAGGTATAGAAGCAGAACAAGAAATATTAGATATGTTTTCCAGTCTTGAAATGGCAGTAGAAATATCTCATGGTTTAGGAAATGCTAAAATACATAAACAATCTGTAAACACAATAGTATCTCCAGAAAGTTTGAAATCTGTTTATAATATTGTGAGAGATTCAGAACAATCAATTAATACATCAATAGAAAACTTTGATGGAAGAAAAGAATTTAGATTTACAGATGTTGAATCTTATATAGTTCCCATGATTAGAAACAAAGGTAACAATGTTACTAAGAAAGTTATGGAAATATTTTCACCAGAAAGAGCAGATGATAAATTAAATAGTTTACTTACTGATGTAGGTATTTTGCACAATGGTAAAATTATAGATGATTATAGTAAAGTTGGTAATAAATCTGGTAAAAAATCTATAGAATTAGAAAAAGTACATAATATAATAAAAACATTAGGTAAGTACGATATAACAACTGAATTATCAACAAGGCAAATAGAAGATGAAAGAATAAGTGATTTAAAAAATTACTTAGATAAAAGTTTAGGATTAGATATAGAAAACTTTAATAAACCTAATTTACGATTTATGTATCAAATGGTTCTTAATGATATTAATAGAATAAGATTAAATAATAAAGTTACTAGTGCAGCTGATGTTAATTTTATTGTAAAATTTTCTAGTAAAGAAATGTTTAGCCAACCTGGATTAATTAGTGATAAAGGTATTAGAGGTTTTTCATTTATAAGATTAAATATCCCATCCAATCAATCTTTAGCAACAAGATATAACGAAATATTAACAAGATTAAAAGAAGATACAGATGGATTAGTAAATATTATTGATGATCCAAGAATCATTAAAAGAGATGATACTATTAATGAATTAGAAAGTGTACTTGATAGTATATATTCAAAAACTAATAAATTTGAAGAAAACGTAAAATTAAAAGAATTGTTTGATGCAATGAACAATAGTCCATTAGATCCTGTTAAAAATAGGATGAAAGAATATCTTACTCAATTTGACGAACAAGCTCATATAAATATATTAAGCATGTTAAAAAGACAGGGTGTTATTAAAAAAGATGTTAATGGAAATCTTCAATTAATTAATGAAAATATTACATTAGAAAAATTTGAAAATTTAAATGAATTTATTATAGCAAAAGGCGTCAATGATTCTTTTATTGAAGAGCAAATAAATAAAAGAAGAGAAATAGATAGAAAATATATAGGAGATGCTAGTGATGTTAAAAAGAATCCATCAATAAACTTAGATCAATTTTTTAATAAATATAATATTAGAAGTGAAGTATTAGGTCAAAACTTTGAAACTAATATTGAATATGTAAGTTTTAAAAATGAAGACATTAAAGTAAAACAATCAAAATTTGATACTGAAATATTTGATGCTGATAGAAACATAACTGATGAATCTATAATGTCATTTACAAAACAAATTTCTTTAGGTAATAAAGAATTTAAAAAATTTACTTTAAGAGAAAAAAGAGAAGCTATTCAAGATATTACACAAATAGTATTTGGATCAAAGGATAAAGACTTTGTACAAAAATTAAAAATAGAAAATGGAAAAGTTTTATTTGATGATAAAAAAGAAGTTATACAAAAAAATCCAGTTCATAAATATTTCAATAATTTAGGAATTGATTATTCATTTTTTGATAATAATGTATTAATAAAAGAATATGGTAGGTCTAATGTTCCTAATGAAAGAGTTTATAATATTTTACAAACTGAAAGTGTTCCAGATGAATTAAAGATAAAAATAAAACAAATTAGAGTTCAAGTTGCTCAAGATCTAGCGGGAGCTGGTTTTGGTAAAGAAGGAACATTTTCAAATAAATTTGATGGATCAGATAGGTCTGATGGTGATTTAATTGTTGATGAAAATGGAATACAAAAAAACGATATAGGCATAGTAAAGTTAGATATATTTGATGGCATGGATAGTATTGTTATTAACAGTAAAGATGTTAGAAAAATAGTAGAAGATTTCAATCGTTTTTATGATGAACACTCTAATAAAATTGAAAATAAAGCAATAATAAATAATCTTAAAAAATCTTTTGATGAAACAACTGATGAAAATTTTTATGATGATTATAAAGTTGAATTAGCTTCTAGGTTTTTAATATTAGAAGCAGGTTATAAAAGTAAAGATAATGAATTATTTTATAATATAATAAATTCATCAGAACCTGAATTTGTAGATAAATATACAAAAAGAATAAAATTATACTCTACTAAGAGTTTTGTTAGGCCAACAGAAAAATATCTTAAATCATTATTAAATGCTAGAAAATTACTAGGTAAATCTGATAATGCTTCAAAATTAATAGAAGATAGATTAAAGAATAAAAAAGGATTTAATATTGTTGTATGGGATGATGATACTGAAAATATGTCAAAAATTATTAAGAATACAGTTGATGAATATGAAGCTGAATATCCAGATCTTAAAAATTTAACATTAGAAAACAATATTGGTGGAGCTCATGGCAAAGTGTCAGGTTTTGATAGTATATCTTATATATCAAAAAGAGCAATGATGGAGTTTCATACATATATGGGGCATGATTCAAAATCAATGAATCCTATAAAACCTGTTATATCTTCTCAAGGTGAAGGAAAAACTTTGTTGTATGGTAAAACTTTATTTACATACGATCCATCTTTAGAAGGATTTTTTAAATTAAACCCAGATGTTGATATTTTAGTTACTAAATCTGGAGCAAAAGCATATGATGGGGATGACAATACTATTATAAAAGAAAAAGAATGGGATGAATTAGGTAATTATAAGATTACAAATAAAAATGATTTAATAAGAAAAGTAGATATTGATGCAATTGGTTTCCGACCTGAAAAAGATGCTAAATTATTATCAGCTAGTGAAGGAGTTGGCGATTATAATTACATGGATATATCTGAACACTCTAGAGCTTTTAATGAAATAGAAGGAGAGTTAAATGATAATTTAGATTATATGGCTGAAATATTATCTGATCCTTACAAGTTAAATAGTTTTATGAAACAAAAAATGATTGAAGGTAATATTCCAGAAGATTCAAATGAAGGTTCTTTACAACACTTAAGCACTATGATGTTTTATTTAAAACAAAAAGATTTTGCTGATCCAATAGATTATAGTTTAAATCAAGTACAGAAATATTTAGCAAAAGAATACATAGATAATATATTTACTACTAGAAGATCTATAACAAATAGAATACAAGGAGAAGTTCCAACTGAATCATTTAGATATGGAGGACAGGCTCCATTAATTCAATCTGTAAAAAGTCATTTAGGGAAAGGAAAAAAGACAAGATTATTACCTACTTTATTTAAAAATTCTGGCGATTTGAGTGAAATGATAATTAGAGGTCAGATAATGTTACCTCATGAAGAAAGAAAAACTAATATATCGCAATTATCACAAAGTGGTAAAAATATAAGAATAGTTCAAAATAAAAGAGTATTAAATGTTAAAGAATTTTTAGATGATTTTAAAGATTCTATAACAAAAGAAGATGAAAAGTATATTGAAAGTGCAGAAGAATATTTAACAACTAATGCTACATTAGAAACTGCACATGATTTTATACAATCTATTTCTGAAATGACAGGTACTAGATATGAATTGGGTGTTATATCTAGAAGGAATCCAAGAACGAGACCAGATGATATTACATTATTAGGATTAAAAGGTTTTCTTTCTAAAGAACAAGGATTAGCTGTTGAGATAAATAGTTTTGATATTGTTAATACATATGAAGGTGATTATGATGCTGATAAAGTAGATTACTTTTTTGCTCATAGTGATTTTATGTTTGATTATATAAATAGAAACCAAGCATTTCATGTTCAAGGAATTGATCCTTCTGATGCTCAATCTCCATCTAATTTTACATTTCAATTAGATTCTAAAGCATCTCATAAAAGCATGTTGCAAAAAATAGGAACAAGCGTTGGGTATAAAAGAGGAATTGGTATTGTACAAAAAACTCCTAGAAAAATAAATTATTTACAAAATTTAGCAAATGATAATTATTTATTTGATGCTACGAAAAGAGAAAAATGGGATTTAAATATAAAACAAAATAAAATGACGAATGATTTTGACGGGCCAGGTATTATGTACAAATCTGGTGATAATGAATTTGTTACAGTTGATACAAGAACATTAGCATATTATCAAAGAAGTGCTTATGAAACTCAATACATATTAGATGGGGCGAATAAATTAAATCCTAATATATCATCAAATATATATGAATGGTCTGATAATTATTTATTCCCAGATAATAGAAATTCAATATCTCCAAGAGAAGCAAGATCATCTGATCTAAAAGAAATATTACAAAATGGGCAAACAGCAACTGGTAAAAGAGTTAGGATATTTGAAAAATATAAATTAGAAGATGGGAAATACAAAGCAACTGAAGATTTAAATGAAGCTGATAAGTTAGTTATTAGAGAATTTTTAAATCAACAAAATAAATTACTTACAGCGTTTGGAGATCAATCATACACAGATGGAGTCCCTAGAAAATCATCATTTTATGATTTACAAATTGGTGCAAAAGGATTTAGAGATTTTCATAAAAACTTATATGATTCACTTAAAAGACAATTATTTCATAAAAGAAAAATTTTACAAAAAGACGACGATATATATTTAGATGAGTTATTGAAAAAAGAAAATGGAAGATTTAAACCCATAGATAAAAAATCAAGAGATATATATGATGGAAAAGGTGGAGGTTATTTAGATAGAATAGCAGTAACTATTGCTAAAAAAGATTTAATGGAAGATAGGAAACAGTATAATTTAGATACAAATGTTTATTTAAAAATTGAAGAATGGTTTGATTCTTTAGTTTCTTCTCCATCAAAATATGTTGATTCAAAAATAGAAGATTCTTCTGATTTAGATCTTCCTCCAATTGATACTGATAATTTAGATGAATTAACTACGGCTATAGTTAATGATACAAAAAACTTTAATAAAAGTATTGCTTCAATTAAAAGATTATCTTATAAAAAAGAAATAATAAGAAAAAGCAATTATGGATTAAAATGGAAAAAGAATAAAATACAATCTTTTGATTATGTAATAAAAAAATTAAAAGAAAAATTTTATACACAATATAAAAAAGATATATCTAAAATTAATCCACGAGATTTAAAATATAAAGATTACGTTTTAATAGATGATAGCAATTTAAAAAGATCAGTTATTCATGCAAATACTATGAGTGCTATGTTAAGACATTCTCCAGGTGGGTTTAAATACGATAGTTGGACTGAATCATTAACAAAAAAACAAAGAGAAGATTTAGATGCTATTAAGCAATTTAATAAAGAAACATACGGATCAAATACTTTGTTAGATGACATAATACCTTTTGGTAGAAAATCTATTTTAACTAGTAAAAAAATGATTGATTATGTTGCTCAACATTCTTCTGGAATAGCTAATGTATTTGAATTAAGACAGAAATATTTATTAGATAAGATAGAAAAACATGGAATAAAATTCTTATATGCATACATGGAACCTACAAGAAATAGAGATGCAATTGGGGTATTTAATAATAGACCAATATCAATTCCTTATAAAGAATCAAAAAGATATTCTCATGGAATACAATTATTAGCTGGAATAGCTAGTGGTAAAAAACTTGTAGGTAATGAAGTATCTAGACAAAAATCAGCTAGATTAGCAAGTGAATATTCTTTAGACGTTATGTTAGATGCTAATGAATATTATAGAAAGTTTTTTAATAAAGATGTATCTTTAAGATCAAGATCAGATATGCAAATGGATAGAATGGGTATTATGCCATTTGATAAGAATATGCAAAGAAGAATAAAAAATAATTTAGATTTTAATTGGTTATCAGAATCATTGCCGTCTAACGAATTTTCTACTATAAATAAATCTGTTATTGGTATGTATAAGGATTATATTGATTTATTACCTAACAAAACATCTAAAGAGTATTATGATTTTGTAAATAAATTAAATGACATTGAAGAGTATTCTTATAGAAAAGATTATATGAATCCTTTAAAACATATAGAAAAAAGATTATCTTTAGATGAAGATTTTGTTAAAATATCTCAACAAAAAATATATGATGTAGAGGGAGATGATGGATTGCCAGAAAACTTAAAGAATAATAAAATGTATAATCATTTTGAATTTATACAGTTTGAACCTACTCTTCGTAAAAAACCTAAAAAATTAATAAATATGTTAAAGAATATTACTGATATGGAAAGTTCTTTAATTAATGGTGTGAGAGAAATGCCATTTAAAGATTCTGGAAGAGAAAAGACACTTAAAATTAGAGAGGCTTTGAATTGCAATTAGATTGTCAAGAAGTAAAAAATAAAAAAGCAATAAGGTTGCTTGATGGTATTGATAATTGGGCTAATAGAAAAGATGTTTTAAAAAACATACAAGCTCCATATGAATCTGCTATATCATTGTTTGAATCTAGATTTCAATTGCCAATAGAAACAGCTGCTTTACTATCTGAAAAATTAGGCAATCCTTTTATAACTAATGGAACAATTAATTCTTTTTTAAAAGATTTAGATACATATGCTGGTAGAGTTGCTAATAATAAAATAAGTCCTTTTAAAGCATTTGAAGGATTTATGACTGGAACTATGTTAGGAAAATCTGATCCAGTATTATTTGAAACTATAAAAGATGTTAGAAGAATTGTAGAAAATGATGCAAGAAGAAGTCTTGAATTAGAAGAAAGTTTTAATAATGTATTATCTCAAATAAAAATATCTGGTCAATTACCAAATGGTAAAAAAATTACAGATAAACAAATAGATAAAGCATTTAATAATTATAGAAAACTAGAACTAGAATATGTTAAAGCTCTTGATTCTGGAGATAAATCTAATATACAAAAAACAAAAGAAGATTTAACAAACTTTGAAAATTCTGGCATTACTAAAACTTTTGTTGATTTTATAAAACTTGTTGAAAATGCTACTCCATTAGCTATTAAAGAAAAATACAATGATGAAGTAGAGTTGGCAAAAACTAATAAAGATGCTAAAAAAAGAGTCGAAGAATATGACAATGGAACAAGATTAGTTAGATTAGATAAAAACGAATATTACAAATACTTTCAAGGCGTTGGAGTTGATGAAAGATCAATACCTGCTTTAAAAGAATATAATGAATTAATGACACAGTCTTATGCAGATTTAAGAAATGGTATAACAGAGGTAATTAATTCTACCATATCAAGAATAAAAGGAAGGCCAGACTTCAAAGGAACTGAAGAATCCTTAAGTAATATTAAAGAAAAATTATTATCTGAATTAATGCCTAAATATAAAGAGGATGGTTATTTTCCTCATTATGTTAGAGATTTAAATAATACGATGATGGATGGATTGATGTCGCATATAGAAGATTTAAATAAAAGTAGTTTAGATTTAGTAAAAGAAAAAAAATCTATTGATGACATTATTGAAAATATGCAATTTTGGATTACTAATCATGCAAATTCTAGAAGTCAATCAAATGATTTTGAGTATAGTAAAAACTTTATAGATGTTATTAATTCATATATTCATAATGTAAATAAATTCAATACAACATCTTTTTTAAATTCAAGTTTTTTAAAGTCTGTTAATTTAGCTAAAAAAACATACGATCAAGAATCTGATTATGCTAGTAAAGTCGTTGATATAATTGATAGCATACATGGAACATTTAATGGAAACACTAAACAACAAGGATCTGCTGAATTAATAAGAAGAACTTTATTATCATATCAATTTACAAATAAATTAGGATTTAGCCTTAGATCCGCTGCTAGAAATTCTACTCAGTATTTGATGAACTATGCAACATTTGGCAGACAAGCAATGAAAGAATCTAGAAAATATTTAGATAAGGCTAATATAACATTAAATGTTAAAAATGAATTGCAAAAAGCTAATTTATTAATGGATACATCTGAAGCTGCTTTAGAATCTGGTGTCAAAACAGAAAGACCTTTAACAAAAATAAGGACTATAGATCCAGAAACAGGTAAAATAATTTATATTGGTGACGAAAATTATGTTTATAAAGGATTAAAAATATTTGCTAGAGGGTCTAGTTACTTAGCTAAAAAAAGTAGTTGGTTCCATAGAACTGCTGAGAATTGGAATAGAGAAAAAACATTTGAAATAGCTTATGGGCAAATTCATAAATTAATGAACGAAACTCCTTTGTTTAGAAAAAATATAGAAGAAAGAATACAAAGTGGTGATTTAAAAAGATCTGAAGAATCTGAAATAAAAAGAATAGCAAGGGCATATGCTAAAAATATGGTTATAGTTAATCATTTTGATTATAATGCTTATGCTAAAGCTAGAAATTTAAGAGAAGGTATAGGTCAATTTGCATTTCAGTTTCAACATTATGGTATGGAATTTATGGAAAGAAACTATGCTATATGGAAAGAAAGTATGGGTGACTTACAAGCTTTAGGCGATGATAGTTTTTCTAATTGGTTAAAAGATGCTAGAGGTGTTCATAAAGCTATGAATATGGCTACTGCTTATTTGTTAGCTCCTTTTGTTATAACTAGTTTAACTGGTGTAAATCAGACATTAATCGAACATGTTGGTGTAGAAATTGGTGAAGATATAGCTTTATTACTAACAACTGACTTAGATGATGAAGAACAAGTAGAAAAATTAAATAGAAATTTTTATGGTAAAGGTATAATTGGTTCTAAACTTGGCCCTACGTTTGGAACTTTAATGGATATAGGAATACAAACAGAATTAATAAATGCAGATAACGAATATTTAGACAATTTAATTATCAACACTGGTGATTTTACTAATGATGATAATACAGATAAAGCAGTTAGGGATATAAAATTACTTAATCAAATGGGTGGTCGTATATATGATAGATATATTCCTATGATTTTAAGAAGAGGTCTTATTTCTGGTGTATCAACATCAGTTAGTCAAGAACTTACTTTTTATCCTAAACCAAAAAACGAACCTAATGTTTTGCAAGACGCTTTACCTCCTTTTATAAAAGATAAAATGCCGAATTATTATTTTGATAGGATAAAAAAGAAACCTAAAAGGTCAAAATATCAAGGACTTCCTACCGAAATACGAAAGTCATTTGAAGAATTAGAACGAAGAGGTAAATAAATACCTCTCCATTCTTTCAGTCAGCAAAGGAGATTATGCTGTAAACTTTTCTTCATTTGACATTTCAAGAAGTTTTTGCAAAGCTTCAGTTGCTTGTCTAAATTGATTTAACAAACTTATTATAGTTTTAGTGTCATATCTATCCGCTGCTTTTTCAATAGTTTTATTAATATTTTTGGATGTGTATATCCAAAGTTCTATACTGTCTCTATGTTCCATTGTCTCTCTCCATTTCTGTGTACATTCCGTACATTGTTATTAATACTGCATCAGCATTCCATAGCGTTGCAGGTTTCTCTGTGTAAATTGATGCTATTTCTTTTAGTTTATTCTTTCTATCTTTTTTTATCTTAGGTAACTTTTCTCCTATTTTATTTTCCCAAAACTTCATCCATTTTTGTGGTGATACTTCTACTATTTTAGTTATTCCTTTTATTGAATTAAGTATTCCTAACCATGCTCCATAGTTTACTCCAAATTTAAATAAAGAACTTCTACCATCGTGAGGCATCGCATGAACTTTTTCTATATATGTTATTGCTTCTTTAAATTTATATGCATTTAAAGCCATAGATACAGTTAGTCTTCTACCACTTATTAATTTGTGGCATTTGTGTGTATATATATCTTTTGTTTCTGAGTTAGTAAAGCATAATGCTCCACTAGCACCTGGATCTATTCCTATTATTGTTTTATTCATTGTGCATCTCTCCTATATGCATATTTATGTGGACTTTTAACATACTTTCTTTTGTATGTTCTTGTTTGTTTAACTGGAGGTTCATACTTGTCTCCTAGTATTTCTCCGTTAAATGTATTTATTATTTTATCAGTTAATTGATCTCCAGCTTTATATCCAATAGATACATTGTTTTTATATTGTTTGCAACCTTTACTCATTATTTCTTGAGGTATAGGTTTTGGGTGCTCCTTTTTTGCTAAAGTAAACCAATAGCATTTGGAGGAGACTTCAAAGAAGCACCCATAACAACTTTTACGCAATGTTATCTTTTTCTGCCATATTCGAGTTCATGTAGAATTTACATCTACCTCCATTAAATCCCACTGCATGAGTTCCTATCTTTCCGTATCTACTTTTAGATACTATGATTTCACTCTTGTATGGATTAAACTTTTCACTATCAAAGTTATGTCCATAAAATACAAACATAGCTGATTCAGCAGTTTGTTCGATTACACCTGATTCTGCATAATCGCTCATACGAGGTCTAGGATCAAATCGTTTTTCTATTTCCCTGTTCAATTGCGATACGAGTATTGAAGAACAATCTTCTTGTTTACATATCCATTTGTATTCTTGCATTATTTTCTCTATCTCGAATCTTCTTCCTTCTTTAACACCTTGAACATCAATCAATTGTATGTAATCATCTATAACAACATCAGGTTTATGTTTTGCTATTTCTCTCAAGCAATCATCCAATGTTCTTACATTATCATACATCAAAAAGTTTTCATAATTATGTTTCATCTTTTCAGATACTAATTCAAACTCTTCTTTACTAGTTTCAGATAGATCATTTCGTCTTATATCTCCATATTTTAATCCATTCGATTCCATTACTACCATCTTCTTCAACATTTCTGTATTACTCATTTCTCGATTGAATAACATTACTCTATATCCTTGTTCAATTAATCCTCTAATAATATTTATCACAAGAGTTGTTTTACCATGACCGGGCCTACCGCCTAGTACGGTTATTTCTTTACGAGTCATTCCACCTGCAAATGTATCAAGATGTCCAAGATTAAATGGTATAAGATTAGAATCTTCTTCAACTGTTGCTCTCATTTCATCAACTAATACATTTATATCTCTTTGTCTAGATGGTTGTATTTGTCTTAATTCATCGATCAATCTACTATGTTTCTCTAATATACTTCCTACGTTTTTGTAATCTTCGTAACTTGCATTTAATAAAGCTTCTGCTGATTTAGCAGTCTCTCTTTGTATATACTTTTCCCATACTATTCTTGCATATTCTTCTATATTTTGTTTACTAGTTACACTTTCAGTTAATCCAGTTATGTAATAAGCTTTGCTATCTCCATGCATATCTTTTACTTTGTTGCATAAAGTAACAAAATCTATATCTACTTTATCTCTATATAGTTCTGCCATTGATTCCCATATTATTCTATTGTCTGTATTGTAAAATGCATCATTATCCCTTATCCAAGCCATTGCTACTTCTTGTTCTCTTTCTCCTCCTTCAATTATGCATCCAAGCAAAGCTTCTTCAGCATCTTGAGCGGATGGAGCTAGTTTTATCTCCTTAGCCATATTGTCTCCTTTTAAAATAAACCTATTTGATTAACAGGTTTGTAATTTAATATTAAATATTCTTTACGTTCCTTTTGTTTAGCTTCATCAGTTGCTCCACAATATTTTAAGTCTATAGTTTTGATATTGTAATCTTTGTACAGTTCTTTAACTTCATCTCTGTAATCATAACTAATCATAAACTTTGCACCTTGTTTGTGTATTTTATCTACTTTATTTTTCAATCTCAAATGATCGTCAGCGTTAAAATTATGTTGATAATATTTATTGCCTTTTTCATGAGCTACGAAATAAGGTGGATCTAAATACCAAAAGTCTCCTTTTTTTGGTTCATATTTATCAATTAATTCTTCAAAATCTAAATTTTCAATAGTAGATCCGTTTATCTTTTCTCTTGAGTATTTAAATTCTTCTTCCCAGTTCTTTCTCCAATCCTTTACCATTGACATTGGGGTATGAATTAATTTATTAAAGCTATGTCTGATGCAATAGAAATATTGAGCAGCCCTCATTGGGTCTGGTATTTCTATCTCTCGTTTTTCTTGAACTTCAACCTTAAAATCTAAGAATAATTTACGAGATTTAGGAAGCCAATTTAGTATTTCTACTAATTCATCTAACTTATATATAACACACATATATAAATTAACAATGTTGTTGTCTTTGTCGTTTAGTACATTCCATTCTGCTTTAGTTTTTCTGAAGAACATTGATAAACCTCCAGAGAAAACTTCAAAATACCTACTATGAGGAGGAATAAGAGGAACAAATTTTTTGCTCAACGTATATTTCCCCCCATAATAAGGTATAACAATTGGACAATCGTACCAATCAAGCGACGGCAACTTTCGCTTCTTTTTCAGCCCATTTCTTTATTGTAGGATATAATCTTCCTTCAACATTGTGGGTTGATTGTTGGTTTCTATTCATATGATGACTTAGTACGTTAGTACCTACATTGAATAAATCCCAAAATGATTTAGGTTTATTTGCTATTAAAGATTGTGTAACCATTTCATTTGCTTGTAATGGAAACATTTGCAAGAAATCAATAACATGTCTATCTCTAAATTTAGTCCCCTGTAATACAGGAAATTCTTCTTTAAAGATTAGTTTTGTTTTATCCATGGTCTCCGAGATTACTTCATCGAAATCATCAAAAGAGATATTGGATTTGATATGCTTGTTTTTGTATTTAGCAGCTACTATACCTATAACAGCACCGTTTAAACAGATTAATCTAAATGCTCCAGCCATAATGTTTACTCCAAGAGTTCCATCATAACTATTGCCTACAACAATCTCAGGTGTCATTTCGTCATCTTTACCAATCTTTCATATGTTTAGGAAAATTCCATTTCATATGAACTGACCTTCCATTGCTAAATATAGATACTTCTTTTACTTCTCCATCATGTTTCTTTACAATTGGTGCAGCTGCTTCAATTATAGATTTATTTGTGACAAGTCTATAACTATCTGTCATACAACTAAGAACTTGCCCTGTGTCTTCTCTTACTATGAATTTATATCCTGTTGAGTCTATCTCTCTATCAGAATCAACTCCTATTGCTGGAACTTCCTTTACAGGAAACATTGCGTTTTGTAATCA